TAGTATCTTTGTTGATGAAATACAATAAACCAACTATGACTAAGAAAGATTTATTGGAACAGGGAACTAAAGAGGCACCTGTAAAGACACCAACTAAGACTCCTTCAAAACCTGAAAGGAAGACACCATATAAACCAAAACATAAACCAGCACCTAAAGCGAGTGATACTACAACAGCACCCACAAGAGTTAAACCCGGTACTAAAGAAAGACCTGATAGAAAAACTCCTTATAAACCAAAACATAAACCAGCACCGAAAGCTGGTGTTGAAACAGATATACCAAGTTTCATTAAATTTGACAACTTAAACATTACATTTAGAGATGAGTAAGAACGTAAAAGAACAAATCGAATATGATGGTCCCGAAAGAATGGACCCAGGAATTCAGTCGAAATTAGAAAAGGGTGAGACACCTATGTCTGATAACCCAGCATTACCTCGTAAAGATGATGATGAATTTGATAATTCATTTGAACAACTTATTGCATCTAAAAGATTTAAGGATGTTGTTGAAAAAGTAAAAAGATATACAGGCGTTCAAGAGGTTAGTCAAAATCAACTTATGAACTTGCAAATGATGATGATGCAGGCAGTTCAAAAAGTAAAACAGATTGAATCAAACAACGAAGGTTATTTAGAACAATTAGCCGTAGACTTAATTAAGAAAGAGTTATCAATTCCTGACGATGCGTTTCAATATGATGTTGAATTAACATCAATGCCAGGTCAAATCGATATGTCGGGTATGAAAACTGACACTGAAGAGTTAGACGATGAAGATGTTGTTGAACAATTTGGTGTATCAGAAGACGAAGCCGAAGATGATTTGGAGAACTTTATGGCTGCTTTTGAAAAATTTGACTTAGAAAAGGCTAAAAGACGTTTTATTAACTCGCTAATTCAAGGAGCCTCTAAAAAAGGACATTATATGTTCCATTTGGTTGAAGAAGAATTAAATAATATTAATCCTGAGTTGCTAAATCTTTATGGTGTGTTAATGTCTATTAATGATTTATTGTATTGGATTTTACCTGACCAAATGGTTATGAATGCAGCTCAAAGTGGTCAAGGCATGGAGGGTAAAGAAGAGGTTGACGAAACTACTGACCCACCAACAATTAAAGCTAAGGGATTATTCTTCCCTATATTGGTTCACGAATTAGTAAAAGGTGTTTATGAGGTTATGGGAACTCAAGGATTACCTGATGACCCTAAATCCGCTGAAATGGTAATGAGTCAGACAGATACTTTACCTTATGAAATATGGGATTTACGTTTAGGTCCTGTTATTTGGGAAAAGTTTACTGAATCATATCCTGAAAAATTATATGAAGATGATATGAGAGAAATTCAAAACTATCTATTCTCTCGTTTTTCAGCACTCACAACTGAAGAATTTTTTGAAGTTGCTAAGATGATACTTTCAGGTTCTGAGAAAGGAAAACAAATTGTTTCTAGAATGGTTGATGAAATTATTGAAGAATTAAGTCAACAAGACTATGAAGATGCTATAAGTGATTATGACGATGATGATGATGATAGTGGTCTTGAAGGTTTATTAGGTGATTTAGGTATTTCTTTAACATAAAATATTCTTAATATGTATAAATGGGATTATCAAGAGAACAGGCATTATTGGAGTATGCGAAATGTGTAAAAGACACACCTTACGCACTAAAAACCTATCTCCAAACTTACGATAATACTCAATTACAATACGTCCCTTTAGAGTTATTTCCTGACCAAGTTAATCTTATTAATGATTATGATACCTACGAGGAAAACATCGCACTAAAATATCGTCAAGCTGGTGTATCTACAGTTACAGCTGCTTGGTCATCTAAAAAATTAGTTACCGCATCAAAAAAGAAACCTGAAAAGATTCTAATCATTGCAAACAAATTGGATACGTCTATGGAGTTTGCTAATAAAGTTAGGTCTTTTGTTGACCAATGGCCGGCATGGTTCGGTATTACCTTCTCAGCGGAAAAGAATTCACAACGACACTTTAAACTCTCAAATGGTTGTGAGGTTAAAGCTGTTGCCACGTCTAAGGATGCCTTACGTGGTTATACACCAACTATACTTATTTTTGATGAAGCCGCATTTATCGATGCTGACGATGATTTCTGGTCTGCGTGTATGGCATCACTTTCTACAGGTGGTAAAGTTATTGTTATTTCAACACCTAACGGATTTGACCCAATCTATTATACTATTTACGACCAAGCCTTAAGAGGTATGAACGATTTCAAAATCACTGAAATGTTTTGGTATCGTGACCCTCGTTACGCTAAAGATTTTAAACTGATTAAGTGTAAAGATATAGTTCATTATATGTTAAACCGTGAGGATTATAATGATGATGAGATTATTATAGATTATTCTCATATACATCCTCGTGAAAGGAACTATCAGGAAATTAAAGAAAAATTATTAGATGGATACAAAGCTTATTCTTCATGGTTCGAAGGTATGGCTAAAAAACTTAAATTCGATAGAAGAAAAATCGCACAGGAATTGGAGTGTAACTTCTTGGGTTCAGGGGATAACGTTATCCCAAATGAAACGATAGAAGTAATCAAAGAAAAATTCATAAGAAACCCTGAGAATAAATTTATGGGTGGAGCATTGTGGCAATGGAAAGAGCCGGTTCAAGGACATAAATATATTATGGGTATTGATGTTTCTCGTGGAGATAGTGAGGATTTCACGACATTTACTATAATAGATTTTGACGAAAGAGAACAGGTATTAGAATACTTAGGTAAAGTTCCACCTGATGTTGTTGCTGAAATTGCATTTAAATGGGCAACGATGTATAATGCGTTTATTGTTATTGATATCACTGGTGGTATGGGTGTCTCCACATCACGTAAACTTCAAGAAATGAACTATAAAAATTTGTATGTTGAAGGAGTAAACGCTGCGGATAAGTGGAAGTATAACCCAAAGGTAAATGAAAAGATACCAGGGTTGAACTTTAACAGTAAACGTGTTCAGATTGTCGCGGCTTTTGAGGAATCCTTAAGACATAATTTTGCAATACGTTCTTCGAGACTATTAAATGAATTAAATACTTTTGTTTACATCAACGGTAGACCTGACCACCAAAAAGGTCAACATGATGACCTTATTATGGCTATTGCTATGGCAATATATGTGGGTGAAAATTCATTTACTCAATTGGAAAAAGTAACTGAACAGACGAAAGCCATGATGGAGAGTTGGATGGTAAATGAGACATCAGTTAAAAATACATCTAACGACTTTAATCCGGGTGTTCCTGTACTGCCGGGTGGGATACACCAACACAGAATGAATCGAAGTGCAACAAAAGAAGATTACCAAAACCATTCATGGTTATTTGGTAGATTTTAATTGTTTAGTTTAATTTAAAGTTGGTTAGTATTTATGTATAAAAGATAATGGCTGAAAATTACACCATATGGCAAAGACTTACTAAAGTTTTTGGTCCCGATTCAACGTTGGACCAACAAACTCCTGTATTTAAGTTTGATAAAAAAGAGTTACTTAAAACAACTAACAAGCAAGAATACGAGAAAGAAAAGTTACAAGCACAACAAACTTTATATCTTGGTCAGCAATGGCAGAAAATAGAAAACAACCTTTATAGTCAGGCTGTTTATTATGAACCAACAAGATTGGCGTCTTTCTATGATTACGAATCTATGGAATTCACTCCCGAAATTTCAGCGGCTTTAGATATATATGCAGAAGAATCAACAACAACAAATGAAGATGGGTTTATACTACAAATTTATTCAGAAAGTAAGAGAATTAAATCAGTTCTTGGTGACTTATTTAACAATCGACTTGACATCTCTACTAATCTTCCAATGTGGACAAGAAATACTTGTAAGTATGGAGACAATTTTGTCTACTTAAAGTTAGACTCTGAAAGAGGTGTTATGGGTGCTCAACAATTACCTAACATCGAGATTACTCGACAAGAAAGAGGTATGAAGATTAAACCCGAAAGAAATTCAACAGAAACGGATAATGATTCACTTAAGTTCTTATGGCAAAATAAGGATATGGAATTTAATACGTGGGAGATTGCCCACTTTAGATTATTAGGTGATGACCG